CGACATCACCAACGCTTCGTGGCAGATGCCGCGCGCCGTGCAGGATGTCACCGGCCTGGACAAGTCCGCCATCGAGCGGCTGCACCTCCTGGCCGACTTCTCGTGCGACATGGAGGGCGTGTTCAATGACGCGACCAACATGAGCCACGACGTCTTCAAGAGCCTCGCGAACGCCCGGACGCTGACCATCGTGGTCTCCGGCCAGACGCTCACCAACGAGGTGCTGCTCACCGACTACCCGCTCACGCGCGGGGACGACGGATCGCTGACCTGGAAGGTGCCTGCTGTGCTTCAGAACGGCACCGTTCCGGCCTGGACGTAAGGAGAACAGGGCCGTGGCCTACACCCGCAAGCCGAAGGTATTCCGTGTGTCTTTCGAGGATCCGCACCCGCTGGCCGGGCTGACGGTGCAGACGAAGGGGCTCTCCATCAAGGAGTTCGCCGCCTTCGGCTTGCGGATGGGCGACGTGGCCCAGATCGAGTCCGCCGGGACCGACGCCCAGAAGTTGGAGGGGCTGAAGAACCTGGTGGACGCGATCGACGAGGTCCGCGAGATGTTCGCGGACGCCCTGATCGAGTGGGACGTGCTCAACGAAGACGGCTCCCCGGTGCCCGCTGATCTGGAGGGCGTCCGGTCGCTCGACGACGAGGAGTTCTTCGGCATCGTCAACGAGTGGCTCGAAGCGATCGGCGGACCGGGGCCAGACCTGGGAAAAGGCTCAGAGAGTGGCGGGAGCATCCCGGCGCTTTCCGATCTGATGGAACCTGTGTCGACAAGCCAGCAGAACTGATCGAAGCGGAACTGATCCTCGGCCTGTGCGACAGGTTTCACTGCCTGCCGGAACAGGCCGAGGAGATGGACGCCAGCGTGCTCAAGATGTTGAAGGTCTACGAGGAAGGGACGGCGCAGGACGATGGCGAATGAGATCAACATCGTTGTCCGGACGACCGATTCTGCGTCGCGCGGATTCCGTGGGATCGGCCAGGCCGCTACCGGGATGAACTCGGCGATCGAGTCGGCCGGGTCAGCCCTGGAGTCCCTGGACGCCATCCAGCAGTCCGGGACGAACAAGGCTGCCGCCCGCGCTCAGGCGCAGAACGATGTGGCGCAGGCCCTGGTGGACCAGCAGCAGGCCGAACTGGATCTGAAGCAGGCCACCATCGACGCCAACCAGGCGACCCTGGACGCCTCGCAGGCGAAGACCGATTACGCCGACGCCGTCAAGGAGTTCGGTAAGGGCAGCCAGGAGGCCAAGCAGGCACAGGCCGACCTTACCCAGGCTGAGTACGACAGCGCCCAGGCCACGGCCGACATGAAGCAGGCGCAGGTCGACGCCACCCAGGCCCAGTTGGACCTGAACGCTGCCCAGCGGGAACTGAACCCCACGCTGGTGCAGCAGGCGAGCCAGAAGTTCCAGGAGTTGGCTCCGGCGATCGGCCTGGCGGCGATGGCCGCGTCGTCGATGGCGAACATGATGAACCTGACCAGAATCCGCACCGTCGCCGCTACGGCGGCCACGAAGGCGATGGCGGTGGCCCAGCGGGTGCTGAACGTCGTCATGCGGGCCAACCCGATCGGCCTGGTGATCACCGCGCTGACGCTGCTGGTCGGTGGGCTCGTGCTGGCCTACAAGCGCTCCGAAACGTTCAGGGCCATCGTCGACCGGGCGTTCAAGGCCGTGAAGATCGCAGCGCAGATCATGTGGCAGGGCATCCGGTCGGCGTTCGCGTCGGTCGCCAGCGCTCTGATCGCTGCGGGCGGCCGGTTCCGGCGGTTCTACCAGACGGCACGGGCCGCCCTGTCGACGCTGGTCTCGTACGCTCGGTCGGTGCCTGGCCGGATCCGGGGGGCGTTCGGCGCGCTCTACGGCATCATCACCAACCCGGTGCGCAACGCCGTCAGCGCCGTCCGGTCGTGGCTGTCCGGGCTCCTGTCGTTCGCTCAGGGCATCCCGGGGCGGATCGGTGGGGCCATCAAAGGGGCCATCCCGGGGTTCGCTCACGGAGGCGTGACGGGCCAGGCGGCCAGTGGTGGCGGCCGGTCCGGACTGACGATGGTCGGCGAAGGCGGGCCGGAACTTCTGTCGCTGCCGCCCGGCTCGCGCGTCCGCTCCAACTCCGACACCCGGCGGCTCGCGGCCGGTGGCGGCGGCGGTGGGGGCGCCGGGGACTTCACGATCACCATCGACGGCACAGGCCTGCTCGAAGGCTTGCGCAAGGTCGTCCGGATCAACGGCGGCAACGTCCAGACAGTGCTGGGAAGGTAGACCGTGGCGTTTCCTCAGACCGTCCAGGACCTGAAGACGGAAATCTACGTCGACTCCGCGTGGACCGACATCACCAGCCGGGTGCGCTCCGACCCAGGCATCGAGATCAAGCGCGGCCGGTCGAACGAGAACAACAACGTCGACCCGACGCTATGCACTCTGGCCGTCAACAACACGGACGGCCGGTTCTCGCCTCGGAACCCGAACTCCATCTACTACGGCAAGATCGGGCGGAACACCCCGATCCGCGTCAGCGTGCTCTCCGACAAGTCGTGGATGCCGATCGACTCGAACACTGGCACGTCAACGGACATCTACGCCAGCACCCCGGACAACGCGGCGCTCGACATCCTGACGGACATCGACGTCCGGGTGGAGATGGACCTCGACTCCTGGTACGACCCGATGGAACTCGCGGCGAAGTGGACCGAGGCCGGCAACCAGAGGTCGTGGAGGCTCTATCACTCGGTGGTGAATCACTGCCTGATCTTCAACACGTCCGTCGATGGGTCGGCCACGACGACGACGATCCGCAGCACCGAGGATCTTTCGACGCTCTACGGACATCAGGCCGTCCGAGTGGTCTTCGACGCCAACAACGGAGCGGGCGGCAACACGACGACGTTCTACACCGCGCCGACTCTGGCCGGACCGTGGACCCAACTCGGTGCCGCCGTCGTGACTGCTGGTACCACAACGATTTTCAACTCGACCGCCATCACCACCATCGGGTCGAACCCGAACAGCGTCGTCTCAACGACGGTTACGCGCGGCCGGATCTACGGAGCGGAGATCTACAACAGCGCCGGGACCCTCGTCGCGAAGCCGGACTTCACCATCCAGCCCAACGGAACGACGTCGTTCGCTGACGCTCAGGGACGGACGTGGACCCTGACGAACTCGACGATCACCAACCGGGACATCAGGTTCCGGGGCGAGGTGTCGTCCTGGCCGCAGAAGTGGGACCAGTCCGGATCGGACGTCTACACCGAGATCGACGCGGCCGGGATCCTGAGGCGACTCGGCCAGGGGCAGGCACCGATCCCCTCGTCGCTGTTCCGGACGGTTAGCAACGGCAGCAGCACGGTGGCGTACTGGCCGGGCGAGGACGGCGCGAACGCCAGCGCTCTCGGTTCGGCGTTCTCCGGTCACAAGCCGATGGTGATCAAGGGCGCACCGGAACTGGCCAGCAACTCTGACTTCGTCGCGTCCGCACCACTTCCCGTCCTGAAACTCGGCTCGTTCACAGGCATCGTGCCGAACTACACGGCGACGAACAACGTGCAGGCGTTCGCCTACTTCTCGATCCCGGAGGCGGGGATCGCCAACGGCATCGTGCTGATGACGGTCACATGCTCCGGCAACGGGCGGACGTGGAACCTGAAGTACACCACCGGCGGGGCGCTGGCGGTCGACGGCTACGACGACGACGGGGTCAGCATTCTGACGTCAGCCGCAACGGCTTTCGCCATCAACGGACGCCCGTTCTACTGCGCCTTGCGTCTCATCGACAACGGCACGGCGACGGACGTCAACGTGACGATGGTGTACGCCGACACCGGGGGTGGCTTCGTGTCTTCTGCCGCTGACACGGTGGCATCGACTCAGGTCGGCCGGGCCACGAAGATCACCATCAACCCGCAGTTGCGGGCCGACGACGTGGTGGCCGGTCACTTCAGCGTGCGGTCCGACACGACTTACAACACGACCGACGTGCGCAACTCGCTGATCGCCTGGAAGGGCGAAGCGGCTGGTGCGCGAATCAAGAGGATCTGCACGGAGAACTCGATCCCGTTCTTCCAGATCGCCAGCGTCGACAACACGGAACTCATGGGGTTCCAGCGGATCACGACGGCCCTGGAGGCGCTGCGTGAATGCGCCGAGACCGACCTCGGGATCCTGTACGAGCCGCGCGACCAGTACGGCCTGGAGTACCGGCCCCGGAAGACGCTGAACAACCAGCCCGCTGTCGTCACCGCTTCGTACTCGTCGAACCAGTTGATGGACTTCGAGCCGGTCGAGGACGACGACTCGATCGTCAACGACGTCACGGTTGTTCGGGATGCCGGTGGCCAGTACCGGGCGACCGACACGACG